TACAACGAAATAAACGAAGTTGTCACATTGAATGGGCAAACTGCTGTTAACACCACAAAATCTTACCTACGGATCAATCGTGGCATTGTTCGCAGCGCGGGTAGTGGTGGTGCAAATGCTGGTATAATCTACGCAGGAACAGGCACAGTGACCACTGGAGTTCCAGCTAACATTTACCTGACCATAAATGGGGATGGCGACAACCAAACACTGATGAGCCTTTGGACGGTTCCCGCAGGATATACAGCGTTCCTTACAAAAATGTCTTTGTCCACAGGCACATCTACCAACACCAAAGCCGTTTTGAATGCTAGTCTTGTAGCTAGACCATACGGAGAAGTCTTTCAGATAAAAGAAAGATTTACTCTCACAGATGCCACACACGAACAGTTTTATACTTTTCCATTAAGGTTCACAGAAAAAACAGACTTAGAGATGAGAGCATTTTCTTCCTCTGGGTCGGTTAGCTTTAATGTCTCCGCGTCAATGGAGTTTATCTACATCAACAATGGGGATAGTCTTTAATGGCTGCCAAAAAGGAGAAACCCATACGTCGTACCACCTCTGGCAAAGGGGCTAATTACCGCAAGACGAAGTCTGGCGCGGGTATGACAGAAAAGGGCGTAAAGGAGTATCGCAAGAAAAATCCGGGTTCAAAGTTACAGACAGCGGTAACCGGTAAGGTTAAAGAAGGAAGTAAGGACGCAAAACGCCGCAAGTCATTCTGTGCTCGTTCTGCGGGACAGATGAAAAAGTTTCCAAAAGCAGCCAAAGATCCTAATTCAAGATTGAGACAAGCTAGAAAGCGTTGGAAATGTTAGACCGCCCATTAATAATTATTCTTTTGTCTACGAGTTTAGGGCTTATTGGGGCGGTAACCTATGCGTGGGCGGCTTGGACTACAGAAACACTAATATCTGTGGACAAGCGCACCGAAGTGATGGCTTCTCAAATTGAGTACATAAAGTTAGAGATGGAGAAAGCCTATGGCAATGTCCAAGCGCTCAATAAGCAATAAAACGCCAAGGGGTTTAACTTATTTCCGAAAAGGTGGAGAAGCTTCTTCTAAAAGTAAAGGTAGTAAAATCTGCCCTGCCGGAAAAGCATGGGCGAAGCGCACCTTTGACACTTATCCAAGTGCATACGCGAACATGGCGGCTTCCAAATACTGTAAGGATCCAAACTATGCTAAAAAAGCTAAAGGAAAGAAGTCTTAAATGGGCCGTCAACTTAAAAAATGGCGTGATCAGAATTGGGTCAGGATTGATTCAAGCGGTAACATCGCTGGTGAGTGCGGTACTTCCAAAGACAAGCAAAACCCAGACCGATGTCTCCCCGCAGCCAAAGCCAGATCCCTCACCAAGTCTCAAAGAAAGTCCACCGCCGCAAAGAAAAAGCGCGAAGGCAAAAAAGGCAAAACCTTCGTCAAAAACACCAAAGCCGCGGAAGTCAAATTTGCCGCAGGCGGCGGCGAAATCGTCAACCAAAAAGCAAAAAGAAAGCCCCCGCAGCAAAAAAACGGCAAAATAGTGGCCCGTGGTTGTGGAAAAGTTCTTTCAAATCGCCGTAAGTATACGTCGGGATCGGTGAGTGTGTGATGCGAATAGAATTTTACGAACCAAAGCTAGAGCAAAAAATTGTTCGAGAGATTTGGCAGTGGTCTAAAGAGGTTTTAGAACAAAAATCGCACTATTTTGGGGGTTTGCCCGCTTGTCCTTTTGCCGAAAAGGCGTGGAAAGAAGACAAGGTATCTCTTATGTTCAAATATGAGAAAAATTATCAGTGTTTATACACTACAATCAGTCAATTTGACGATAATTTTGATCTAGCAATAATAGTGGACTTGGCTTTTGAAAAAGATCCTGCGGATTTCCATGATTACCTGTTTAATCTTAATAAATGCATTTCTGACGGGGTGTTCATTGATAAAGATATTTGGTTGATGGGCTTTCACCCACATGATGAGCCAAATGAGTTTGTTGCAGACGCTAATGAAGACTTTTTGGCGTTGGTTGAAGAAGAATATGCTATGATTTTTGTGCAACGGTTGTCCAAATTGCAAGAAAGCGCAGACAAGCTTGCAAAAAGAGGCTATTATAAGCCGTATGAAGACGACTACAATGCTCAAGAACTGTTTGAACTACGACATCAAATGTATAGGAGATTGAAAGATGGCAATGCGTCCAAAGAAAATGCGTGGCGGCGGCATGGTTAAGAAAATGCGTGGCGGTGGCATGGTTAAGAAAATGCGTGGCGGCGGCATGGTTAAGAAAATGCGTGGCGGCGGCATGGTTAAGAAAATGCGTGGCGGTGGCATGGTTAAGAAGAAGTAAGATGGCTACATCAGGAAGCACAGATTTTGAGCTAGACGTCGCTGACTACGTCGAAGAAGCGTTCGAGCGTTGTGGTCTTGAGGTTCGTACTGGTTACGACCTGAAGACGGCAAAGCGTTCGCTTAATCTGTTGCTTGCAGATTGGGCTAACCGCGGCTTGAACCAATGGACAATCAAACAACGCACAGTCACACTAGCGATTGGCGACGGCGAATACGATCTGGGTACAGATGTAATCGACGTTCTGTCGGTTATTGTGCGTCGTAACGGTACAGACTATTCGTTGGAGCGTTTGAGCCGGGATGAATACCTTACAATTCCGACAAAAACCACACAGGGCCGACCAAACCAGTTTTTCTTGGATCGTCAGCTCACTCCAAACCTAAAAATCTGGCCTACGCCCGAAAACACGACGGATGTTGTGATTTACGACGCGTTGACCCGTATGGATGACGCGGACATTTACACTAATACCGTGGATATGCCGTTTCGGTTCTATCCCTGCTTGGCGGCAGGCTTGGCCTACTACATTGCTTTGAAGCGGGCACCAAATCGTGTACAAATGCTGAAGGCTGTGTACGAAGAAGAGTTTGAACGCGCTGCAACGGAGGACCGTGATCGGTCATCCTTCAACGTTGTTCCGAAATACGAATATTATAGGACGGGGTAGATGGCTAAGTTTGCTTCGGGAAAAGATTCATGGGCAATATCTGACCGCTCCGGGTTTCGTTATCCTTACAAGGTAATGAAGCGCGAGTGGAATGGCTTGCTTGTGGGGCCCGACGAGTATGAGCCAAAACACCCGCAGCTTGGGCCGTTTCGCAAGGTTGTAGACCCGCAGGCTCTTGAGAATGCAAGACCTGACCGTATTGAGCCACTGGATGTATTTGTTGGTATTCCTCTTGTAGAGGCTCCAAACCTACGTCCGCCGCAGGCATTTGGTAAAGTTGGGCAAGTTACAGTGGTGATCTCATGAGTTTTACATACGATGAACTAAAAACTGCAATTCAAGACTACACTGAGAACACAGAGACAACCTTTGTAAACAATCTTAATATATTTATTAAAAACGCAGAGGAGCGTATTTTAAAAATTGCTCAGTTAGAAGTGTTTCGCAAAAATCAAAGCGGAACTTTAACCGCAAGCAATCAATATCTTGCGCTTCCTACAGATTATCTTGCCCCATTTAGTCTTTCGTTTACGAATGGTAGTAATAAAGAGTTTATGCTGTTTAAAGATGTAAACTTTATTCAGTCTTTTAACCCAAATGGCGCAACTACTGGTGCCCCTCGTTATTATGCGCAATTTGATATAGATAACTTAATTTTAGGTCCAACGCCCGATTCTAATTATGCTGTTGAACTTCATTATTTTTATCGTCCAGCATCACTAACGGCTGGCGCGGGAAGTGGAACAACATGGTTAAGTACAAATGCATCGGTAGCTTTGTTGTATGGATCTCTTATTGAAGCATATACGTTTATGAAGGGTGAAGGCGATTTAATACAGAATTATACACAGCGTTTTACTGAGGCACTCTCTCGTGTTAAGAATTTCGGAGAGTCTCAAGAGGTTACTGATGCGTATCGCACAGGTCTTATTATTAGGGAGAAAACATGATACCTGCTTTGGATATAGGGTTGCCAGAAGATTTTGGCATTGAGGTTCATACAACGGACAAAAGAGGCTTTACGCCTGAAGAAATTGCACAGCGGTGCGTTCAGAAAATTGTAAGTGTTTCTGACTCAGCACCGCCTGCAATTCGTGATCAAGCTCGTGTTTATGAGCTTCAGATTACAAAAGTCGTCGAGTTTTATTTACGAGAGGCTATCAAAAGTGATCGAACTACGGTATATAATGCACTTACAGATGCAGGGCATTCAAACCTTGCGGAACTCATAAGGAGAATGTGACATGGCCTTTACTGGCAACTTTATGTGTACGAGCTTTAAAAAAGAGCTTATGACTGCAACACACGATTTTACTGCGTCTACAGGAAATACTTTTAAGTTAGCAATGTACACCAACAGTGCTTCCTTTACAGCAGCTACAACCGCATATACTGCCACGAATGAGGTTAGCGGTACAGGTTATTCTGCTGGCGGCGGCACATTAACAAACGTTACGCCTACGACATCTGGCACAACCGCGTATGCTGACTTTGCCGATTTGACGTTTTCTACAGCGACAATCACGGCTCGTGGAGCGTTGATCTATAACGATACTGCGGCAGGTGATCCTTCGGTAGTGGTTCTCGACTTTGGTGCCGACAAAACGTCTACTGCGGGAGACTTTACAATTGTTTTCCCAACTGCTGGCGCAAGCACTGCGATTATTCGTATAGCCTAAATAATTTAGGCTATTGAAATGGCACTTATTGCAGGTTGGGGGCGAGGCACATGGTCTGAAGGGGCTTGGAGCAGTCCACTTCCTGTAACAGTAACGGGAGTTGCTGCTACAGGCCAAGTTGGTTCTGTTACTGTATCAGGAGCAAGTGATGTTCCTGTTACGGGTCTTGAAGCTACAGGCAGTGTGGGATCTGTAACAGTTGTTGCGGAAGCTAATGTTTCTCCATCAGGACTAAGTGCCACAGGTCAAGTAGGCTCTGTAACTGCATCAATTTCACAAACTGTTTCAGTTACAGGTGTTTCTGGAACAGGAAGTGTTGGGTCTGTTACCACAACGGCGGACGCAAATATTTCTGTCACAGGGCTGTCTTCAACAGGGAATGTTGGGTCTGTTACCACAACGGCGGACGCAAATATTTCTGTTACAGGGCTGTCTTCAACAGGGAATGTTGGATCAGTAGCCACTGATGCAGAATCAAACGTTTCTGTCACAGGTGTATCTGGCACTGGTGAAGTTGGAAGCGCGGCTGTAGCTCAAGGCATAACAATAAATGTTACAGGACTATCAGCCACTGGATCAGTTGGCTCAATTACTGTTATCGCGGAAGCAAATACTTCAGTCACTGGTTTGTCATCTACTGGATCAGTTGGCTCAATTACTGTTATCGCGGAAGCAAATGCTTCAGTCACTGGATTATCTGGAACTGGACAAATTGGAACAGTTAACGTTGATGCTCAAGCTAATGTTCCCGCAACTGGATTATCAGCCACAGGATCTGTTGGTTCAGTTACAGTAAATGCTGCATCAAATGTCTCTGTAACTGGTCTTTCAGCCACGGGTCAAGTTGGCAGTGTAATCGTTCATGAAAATGAAGTCGTAAATGTAACTGGTCTTTCAGCTACAGGACAAGTTGGCAGTGTAATCGTTCATGAAAATGAAGTCGTAAATGTAACTGGCTTAGAGGCTACTGGATCTGTTGGATCAGTAACTATAATTGCAAAAGCAAATACCTCAGTTACCGGGTTGTCTGGAACTGGCGAAGTAGGAACAGCCACGGCTGACGCTCAAGCAAATGTTCCTGTCACGGGATTATCAGCTACGGGATCAGTAGGTTCTGTAACAGTTGTTACAGAGGCAAATGTTTCCGTAACGGGGCTTGAGGCTACAGGGGGTGTGGGTTCGGTTTCTGTAACAGCAGATGCTAATATTTCTGCCACAGGCGTTTCTGGTACAGGTCAGGTTGGGTCAGTTGTCGTTTCTCTTCCTGTAGATGTTGATGTAACGGGTGTCTCTGCAACAAGTCAGGTGGGATCGGTTACAGTCACGGCAAAATCAAATGTGTTTCCAGACGGAGTTTCTGGAACAGGTGAAGTAGCACAGGTTCTTGTTTGGGGTCCTATTGTTCCAAATCAAGATCCGAGTTATACTCCAATAACACCATCTTCTACCCCTTCTTGGAGTGATGAATCACCATCTCAAACTCCGGGCTGGGATGACATAGCAGCATAGGGGAAAACCATGCCCAGTACATATACAACGAATAACGGTATTGAACTCATAGCTACAGGCGAACAGTCTGGTACATGGGGTTCTACCACAAACACAAACCTTGAACTTTTAGATGCTTCTCTTGACGGTCAAGTGACTGTTACGTTGGCAGCAACAGGAACTTCTGGCTCGCCAAATACGCTTCCAATATCAGATGGATCTGCTTCTAATGGTCGCAATCGTTTGGTTATCTTCAATGATGGCTCTGATCTGGGTGGAACAGCTTATGTGCAGCTAACGCCAAATGACGCGGAAAAGATTGTTTATGTGCGTAACAGTTTATCTGGCTCACGTAGTATTTTGCTATTTCAAGGCACGTACAATGCATCAAACGACTATGAGGTTCCTGCGGGAACGACAGCGGTAGTTTTCTTCGACGGCGCAGGCACGGGCGCGGTAGCGGCGAACGTCTTTAACAATGCGTACTTTGACAGCCTGCGCTTGGGCAGCGTGTCGGTGACCGCAATCCTAGACGAAGACAACATGGCGTCCGACAGCGCGACCGCCTTGGCAACACAACAGTCGATCAAGGCGTATGTAGATACACAGGTTGGTGCCAACAACGAACTGTCCGAGGTTCTAGCAAATGGCAATACATCTGGTGGCACCAACATCCAGATGACCACAACAGACGAATTGCAGTTCCGCGATACGGCGCTCAAGATCAGTTCGTCCGCGGACGGGCAGCTTGACATCGACGCTGACGTCGAGGTGGAGATTGTTGCGCCGACGCTGGACATTGACGCTTCGACCACGGTTACGGTTAACACGACAACTATGACAATAACTGGTGCAGTAGACGTAACTGGTGATTTGGATGTTGATAATATCAACGTAAATGGCAATACAATTTCAAGCACAGATACCAATGGTAATATTGCCTTAACGCCTAATGGCACTGGTGAAGTTGACATCAGTAAGGTGGACATTGACGGTGGTGCTATTGATGGCGTAACAATCGGTACTAACTCTGCGGTTACTGATCTTCGGGTTGATAACATCAAGGTCGATGGCAACACGATCTCAAGCACAGATACCAATGGCGATGTAAACATATCGCCAAATGGTACTGGTACGGTTGTAATTAATACTGATCTTGATGTTGATAACATTAACATTAACGGAAATGCCATTACCAGCACAGATACCAATGGCAACATTGCCCTGACACCTAACGGTACAGGCGAGGTGGACATTAGCAAGGTGGACATTGCTTCTGGTGAGATTGACGGCACAACCATCGGTGCGAACAGTGCTGCCGCAATCACTGGTACTACAATCACAGGTACTAGCTTTGTAACCTCTGGTGATATGACTTTCGGCGACAGCGACAAAGCCATCTTCGGCGCAGGGTCTGACCTACAGATTTATCATGATGGGACTAATAGTTACATCAGGGATGATGGAACAGGCGTTTTATTGCTGCAATCAAATCAGATGAATGTGCAAAGTCCAACAGGTGAGCAAACTGCGCAGTTTAATGAAAACTCAGACGTTAAACTATATTTCGACAACGCA